CCTGAATACCGTCCCTAAAATTAACAACGGTCTTAAAATTACTAGGCATCGTCTACACAGACCCTTTTTATCTATTTATTGTTGTGGTTCCTGGGGTGGTTGTTGTGGGGGATAAGGATATGGATATGGGGGATAAGGATATGGATAAGGTGGCATTTGCATTTGTCTGCCTGGTTTAGTACCATTTGGCAGTCCACCTTCAATAGCCTCAACCCTACCAATCAAGTCCTTGATTGCTTCAATCATCACAGGAGTCAGACCCTCATAACGTACTTTCTTGACACCATTCTTATCGGTGACAACCAGTTCGGGGAAATCTTTCTCGACTTCTTGTGCGATTACACCATAATCAATCTGACCTTGCTTACCCTTACCTGCCTTTTCATTCCAGATAAAGCTATTACCACTCAGTTTCTTAATCTTCTCATCTGGATCGGCAATGATCTGGATTTGATCCTTCAGATTTCTATCAGATGGGAAGTAAGCAGTAATGTTACCAGTTACATACAGGTCACCATCGATAGTTGTGATGGTATTGATACCAACAGAGGCACCCATTCCTGCGTTGATTGTGATATCACCACTAGCAACATCAATGGTGCTTAAATCAGTCTGAGCAATACGAATGTTACCAAAGGTTGGTGTTGCCAACGCAGTGGCAGTTGGGTCAATGGTTAATCCACCAGCAAGGGTAAGATTACCATTGATCGTTACATTGCCATCGGTAGAAACTTCATTACCAAAGTTGACTGGACCATCGAAACTACTGAGAATATTGTTATTCTCACCACCCTCAACAGAGATGCTGTTGGTGATAACCAGTTCATCAAATCTCTGACTCGAAGCAGTGGAATCAGAACCAGTTACGGTAGGAACGGGAACGTTAAATGTTTCTTCAGTACCAGTGAAGGAGTTAATCTTCTTGTTACCAATGTAGAAGTCACCATCATTGTTGAGACCAGTATAAACAACGATGCCACCACTTCTATCTTGTGCTTGAGACAGATACTCTTCCAAATCAGAGAGAGTTCTTGTCTGAACTTGTGGCAGACCTGTGGAATAGTTACCAGGACCATAACCAAGATATTCAAATGTATGACCAGAAACTCTCATGATAGAGTTTCTTCTCAGTTCTACAGGCAGAGGAACAATCTTCTGGATTCTAGAACCAGCATCATGTGTAACTGCTCTTGTGCCAAACATAGCACGAACAACAGTAATCTCATCACTACCGACACCACCAAGAGCAGAACTTACGACTCTCATGATCTCACGATTGACCTGGATGTAATCACCCAGAGCAAACTTCTTAGTGGTTGCCAGATTAACGTTAGGCAGTTTGATTGCAGTTCCTGTAGCAGTAAGAGCATCAACAATCTGATCACTTACACCACCGTAGACTGCGAAGAATCTACCACCAAACTCTTCAGTGATGGAAGTAGATTGCTCATTTGCCTCTAATCCATGCTTGTAGATATAGTGTGGAGAAGTAATCTCATCGGTAGTAATAGCACTGAATGTATTGATACCAACTCTTTCACGAACAGTGAAAGATCCAAGTCTGCCATTACTCTTATTCAGAAGTTCAAACTTATTACCAGCAATCAAGTTATGTGGATTGCTACAGACAAAGGTAGTAATACCACTTGGAGCATCATAGGTTGTGCTAGAGATAGTAACAGCAACACCAACGTTATAAACGTAAGAGTTTGGTAGGATTACTGGGTCTGTAGAAGTTCTGGCAATAGCAATTTCAGTATCACTTACAATGCTATCAATTCTATAGTGAGTGCTAGCAGTTGTTCCAAGACCAGTTACCTGAACGACATCACCAACATTAACTGCGATTGTTGTAGTTCCGATACCAATTTCACCACCGATGCTCTCAATATCAAGGTTCTGTGCCGAAGCATAACCAGAACCAGGGTTCATGATGTCAACATCAGCAATAACACCACCAGATACGAATACCTTAGCAGTAGCACCTTGCCATGTAGATGTGCCATCATTCAGCAGTTTTACATTATAATATGTGCCATCAGCATAAGATGTAGTATTATCAGTGATGGTGGTAATACCCAGAGCACCATTGAATCCGTGCCTTCTGTCAAATGTTAATGTTGTAATTCCAGCAGTGGCATCAACAGAACTGATTTCTTTACCAACTTTAGTCTTCTTGAAGAGACTATCAATGGTATTTCTAGTGAGACTATTCTTCTGATCGTTTGTTACAACTTCACCGACAGGTGCTCTCTTAGCATAAGAGGCAGCAGCAGGTGGGTTAGCAGAGGTATTATCTCTGTCAAACTGTGGGTAGTAATCCGCAACGTTGGGCTTATACTTCTGACTGGTGAACTCTACCTCTGGAGCATAGTCAGCATCTAACAGTTCGAGAATATAAAGACCATCGGACTTGTCCTTCTCGTAAGACTGAACCGTGGTGTTTCTGTAAATGAATAAGTTAGATTGGAGATCATTTCTCTCGAACCTAGGCAGAGAGAGGTTTCTAGAACCAGTTGTATCCGTAAATGTACCAGGGTTATGTGTTACACCATCAACATCAATAATGCCAGTGGTGAATGTAAGGTCATCAGTTACACCAGTTACAGCAAACTTACCATTATAACCACTATTAGCAGCACCTACAGAGTTTGTGCTACTCTTGATGTTAGTAAAGATAACTTTATCACCTACATCTAATCCGTGAGGAAGATCAGATCTGAATGTTACTGTCGTTCCAGATGCGGAGCAGGTAGAGATGAAACTATTGTTTCTGCCGTAGAGAACATCAGATCTCTGTAATGTCGTGGCAGTAGCATAATCAGTTTGTGCAAATCCTGTCTGACTAGAGAGTTGGAGAACATATCCCTGACCAGGATCTCTAGCATCTTGAGATTCTTTAGGAATGACATAACCAACACGATAGATCTTGGAGTCAAGACCTCTAGTATCATCACGTCTCTTAACGTAAGGTCTAGCAGTAGAAGCACTAGTGAATGTGGACAGACCAGTGTAAATATCGTTACCAGCATTTACATGGACAAACCAGTTATTGTTGACAGTATCAAACTGAACTGGGTGACCAATCTCACCAGCATTTTTGTCACTTACTCTACTACGGATAAGCAGAGCAGCTCCACCATCGATAGATACTTCATTATCATTCAGGGCATCAGAGAAGGAAGAAGCAATCTTAATCTCTGTGGCAGAAACTCTGATAGCATAGTAAGTTCTATGTGGTTCTAATCCTTCTGGAAGATCACCAGTCTGACTGACAACTTTAATGGACTCACCAGTTACTAAACCAATGTCACTGGCAAGAGTCAGTTCGTTATCTGTAGGACCAGAAGTAACTGCTGCTTCTTTAATACCAGACTTAGATCCATAAGCAATAGTGGATCCAGAAGATACCTCATTATTAGGCATCTGAATTGTAGCAGTCAGAGTACCAATACCACTTGTGCCTGGGAGATACAGTGTCTCACCATGTCTGGCACCAATCTTAAATCCTTGTGTCAGATATGTTGGAGTAATATCCTGGTCAGAGTATCCATAGAGATACAACTGACTGGAAATACCTACAGACGTAGTAAGATTGACATCAAGTTGTAACCAGTTTACTTGCTTTTCAGTAGCAGAAATTTCTTTTGGTGTGATGACATTAGTGATGAAACCTTGGTCGTCACGGTTAAATGCTGCTGCTTTAAATCCATCAGCAACCAGAGCAATCTGACCGAAGTTAGAGTTAGAGTTGGTGATAGATGCGTCGGCACCACTTAATGCTTCGAAGTGCTTATTGAAACCGATAGCAAACACCGAAACGATCTGGAATACAGCATCGTTGCTCAACTTAACGTGAGTAGTTTCCCATCCACTTCTATAGACAGCATCAGAGTCTAAGTGATAGACAGTAGCACTGTTGGTAGAACTAGATCCAGAAGACAGATCACCACCAGTTACCTTGGTATAAACGATACCATCATACAGTCTGGAGCTTTCGTTATACTTTACAAATGCTCTATCGTCTTTCTGGAGAGAGATAGCAGTGAACTGTGCCAGAACGATAGATCTGAAACCAGTACACTTACCACCATCACCATGTAGACCCTGCATACCCCAGACAGATCTAAGGGATACGTTAAAGATATATGGAGAAGCACCACTAACCGTATCAGACTCAATAGTTACAGTAGCATTAGAAGAGTCTGGAGTTGCGATCAAGTTTGCTGGGAAACTTGGCAACTGATAAGTGAAGGATGTAGCACTGATTACGGATGTAACAAACGCAGAGATGTTATAGTTGGAAATATTAACACCACGAATCTTAACAGGAGTTCCTGCGGTGAATCCATGAGGATTCTGAGTAGTAACAGTGACCTGTGCAGTAGGTGTTGCACCATCACCAGCAAACATAGATGTTACAACAGCAGCATCTACACCAAGAGCACCAACAATCTCATATTCAGGTCTTACCTTATCAAAATCACCCTGCTCAGTTGGCCATTGGAATGAAACAGGACGACCAGATGCGGACTGGAAAGCATGTGTCAGCTTGTAATAATACATGCTGAGGTCAGTCAGACCACTGTATCCTGGGACATCATTTACACCATCAGCAAACTCAAAAGCAGAGAGTTTGTGGTGAGAGAATGTGGGAAGAGATCTATTAGTGGTATCGAAAGTGGCAGGGTCGGTATAAACCAACTCATTATCTTGACCATCAAGGAAAGTAAACTGCCAGAAGTAACAACCACCAGTCAATCTCAGGATAGCAGACTGTCCTACATTATTATCAGTGGGGTTGGGAACATACTTAGGTCTGATTCTTGTCTTTCTAAGATCAAGACCAACAATAGATGTACCACGGGGAACAATAACACCACCGTTGACACTATTAAACTTATAGAGTATATTGTCTTCTTGAGTTAAATCAAAGTTGGATGTAAGAGTGAGATTAAGTGTGGTTGTAGCATCTGTCTCAGATCCAGATGGACTTACTACCTTACCAACACCACCTACATTCTTGATTGCGAATCCTGGTCTGTTATCAACAATGTGATCACCAGGATACAACATAATGGTTGTCCTGTTAAAGAGGTCATTATCTTTACCTCTTACATAAGAGAATCTGGCAGATTCCAGCAGTGCTCTCTGAATAGTCTTGAAGGGTTGCGTCAGAGAGTTACCCTGATTCTCAATACTATCAGTAGCATCAAGATCGTTTGGGTTCACATATAAAATACGACCCTGGGTGTTCTTGATAAAATTATCTAACTTACTAAGAGGCATCTTTCTGCTTCATAGATATTGTGTTCTGACCTATTTAGACAATAAATAGAGCTGCCTTACTCTCTACAAATGTCTGATACTAAACCAGCAGTTGTAGAAGAGAAAGACCACGATGTTGATAAAAGTGAAGTCCTTGGTAATCTGGTGAAAGTCGTTGTACTTATCTGGTCTGCTTCTCTTCTCACTTTTAGTTACGTTAGACTTCCTAACGGTCAAAAGATTCTTGATTTTGATCCAACTTTTATTGCTTCAGTATTCTCTGGATCTCTCGCTGCCTTCGGATTAAGTCCTGCTAAATCTGGTGGTGCTCCACAAAAAGCACCAGCAAAGAAAGAACCAGAAGTCGTTTCTGCTATTGAACCTAAGAAAGATGCAAAAACTAATTAATGTGGTAGCACTGCTATCTGGATTAACTTCTGTTGCTCTGATTGGTGGTGGTGCTTATGTGCTTCTCCAAAAAGATGCTATAATGGAAGGAGTTAAAGAGCAAGCTATTGGGGAGGTAAAAACTATCCTTCCTGGTCTTGTAGAAGAACTTCTGCCCAAACCCCCAGAACTTCCCAAAGCAACTGGTGGTGTAATCCCACTTCCATAAAATAATGAAAAAGTTTTTGTTTGGACTCCTAGGTATTAGTGTCATTAACACTGCTATTCTAGGAGTCACTGCTGCATCAACCTGGGCAAATGAATCTAAACTGAAAAAGGGTTACTATACTATGGATGCCCTTGGTTGCATGATTGTTCAAGAATGCACCGAGAATGTCCGACAAATCAAGAATATCGACGATATTCGTAAAGAGTTTCCTAACTCTGATTTTGATATCATTGCTGATGAGTTTAACTCG